CTAACACAACACTCAAAAAATACACGACGCTATAAACATCACACAGGCATGATTCCATTCTTGAAGAAATGGTTTGGTGACCTACGTAGTTGCAGTCAAGGAGGTATTCGTAATGCAAGTGCTACAGTTTTTTATCCTATTTGGCATTACCAGTTTGATGATCTTATTGTCCTTAAGAACAACCAAGGAACAGAAGAAACCCGAGTCCGTCATATGGATTATGGGGTTGTGCTTAGTGCTTTCTTCTGGAAACGATTTAAAAACAAAGAAAACATAACTTTCTTTGACCCCAACGAAGTGCCTGACTTACATCAAGCGTTCTACAGCAATACTGCCCTGTTCGAAGAGCTGTATGTCCGATATGAAAAGCGTCGAGACCTACGTAAGAAAACAATATCAGCTGAAGAAGTATTCAAATCGGGCCTGCTTAAAGAGCGTACAGACACAGGACGCATCTATCTTGTGTTTATTGACAATGTAATGAATCAAGGTCCATTTGATCCTGAGTATCATACAATCTTCCAAAGCAACTTGTGCTGTGAAATTTTATTGCCTACTGTGCCATTCCAAAGACTTGACGACGACAAAGGTCGCATTGCTCTGTGTACGTTGGGTTCCATCAACTGGGGTGCATTCCGTAATCCGGAAGATATGCGTCGTGCTTGTCGCATCTTGCATCGCAGCCTAAACAACATCTTAGACTATCAAGACTTCTTGTCAATCCAAAGTAAATTAAGCAATGATGAAATTCGCCCGCTGGGCATTGGCATTACCAACTTGGCTTACTGGCATGCTAAACGTAGCCTCCAGTACGGCGATGCAGATGCATTATCAGAAGTTAAATCTTGGATGGAACATCAAGCTTTCTATCTAACAGAAGCCAGTGTAGAACTTGCGGAAGAACGTGGCAAGTGCTTGGGCAGTGATCAAACACGCTACGGACAAGGTAAGTTTCCTTGGGAACTACGTGCTGCTGGTGTTAATGAACTTACAGACTTTACAGCAGAACTTCCTTGGGAACCGCTGCGTGAACGCATGATTAAATCAGGAGTACGTAATGCTACGCAAATGGCAATTGCACCTGTTGAATCCAGCTCAGTTGTTATCAACAGCACCAACGGTATCGAATTTCCCATGAGCCTAATTACTGTTAAAGAATCAAAAGCTGGATCCTTGGTACAGGTTGTTCCAGAATACCAAAAGCTAAAGAATCGATATCAGCTGATGTGGGAACAGAAGGACTGTGATGGCTACTTAAAGACTGCGGCCGTACTTGCAGCTTATGTTGATCAAAGTATCAGTACTAACACATTCTATAATCCTGCACATTTTCCTGAACGCAAGGTACCAACAACTTTAATTGCCAAGAACTTGATGCAGGCACACCAATGGGGTATCAAAACCTTCTACTACAGCCTGATCAACAAACAAGGTAGCAAGGCTGTACCCGAAGACACACCCAGAACAACCGAAGAACAAAAGATGTGGAATAACTTAAAGACTCCGGTACTACCAGACTATGAAGAAGAAGACTGCGAGGCCTGTAAACTATAATGTTAGAATTGAGAAAATATTGACATGAGTTATATTGTAGGATCTCTACCACCTGTCAAATGCTTTGTTAAAAGAGAGTTTCTCTATAACTTTGAACAAGGCCACGGAGAATTAGAACCTGCAATATGGGTCAGTCTCAAAGCTCTGCGTGGACAGGTGTTTCGCATTGAATCATTATTGCCCAATTACGGGGCACTGTACGATAAACTGCCCATCCATGCTTATGTATGGAAACAAGATCACACAGGTACCCTGCCCATAGATACCTTACAACTATGGGATTGTATGGGTTATCGTTTTACTATTATTGAAAAAATAGGCTTGCGTAATCTTGGTGTCAAGTTCTTAGGCAAAGATCGAGAATGGCATCACGGCACTTACTTGTTCACGGTAGACTTCTGTGCCGACGGAATGGATGTAGACACTGGCTTTACTGAGGTCGCAGAAGAACATAAGTCGTTCAATTTTATACGGTTGGAGAACGGTCAGTTTGCTTGTCAACCCAACAATAGATGTTTATGGTACGATCAAAGTTTGATTTCTGGTGATGTTAAATTTCCAGACTTCCGAGCTGCGCAGACCATATTCACAGTAGATGGCACACGCAAATGGACCGCAGGTGATGATTGGTTTTATACCATTGAAGAAAAGAATGAATAACAGGAAATTATGTCAAAACAACAATACAACTTAGCAACAAAAACAGATTATTTGAATCGCAAGATGTTTCTGGATCCAGCAGGCCCAGTCACGATCCAACGCTTTGAAGAAGTCAAATACAACAAGATTGCCAACTTTGAAACTACAGCACGTGGTTTCTTTTGGGTACCGGAAGAGATCAGTCTTACTAAAGATGCAGCAGATTTCAAAGATGCCAGCGATGCTGTCAAGCATATCTTTACCAGCAACCTGCTGCGTCAAACAGCTCTAGACAGCTTGCAAGGACGTGGTCCAGCACAGGTGTTCACGCCATGTGTATCGTTGCCGGAACTGGAAGCCTTAATGTATAACTGGAGCTTCTTTGAAACCAATATTCACAGTCGCAGCTACAGTCACATTATTCGCAACATCTACAATGTGCCCAAGGATGTGTTCAACACAATTCACGACACTGAAGAGATTGTTGGTATGGCCGCAAGTGTAGGCAAGTACTATGACGCACTGCACAAGATCAATTGCTATAAAGAAATTGATCCGCAAATGGCTGGTGAAGAAGCACACATCAAAGCAATTTGGCTAGCACTACATGCTAGCTACGCACTTGAAGCATTCCGTTTTATGGTGTCATTTGCCACAAGTTTAGCAATGGTTGAGAACCGTATATTCATTGGCAACGGTAATATTATCAGCTTGATCTTGCAAGACGAACTACTGCACAAAGGTTGGACAGCTTTCTTAATCAATCAAGTTGTAAAGGAAGATCCACGCTTTGCTGAAATTAAAACAGAATGTGAAGCAGAAGTGTATGAGATTTATCGAGATGTTATCCGTGAAGAAAAAGATTGGGCTACCTACTTGTTTAAGAAAGGACCAGTGATTGGCCTTAACGCTAACATTCTAATGGACTTTGTAGACTATACAGCAGTTGATGCACTCAAACAAATTGGTATCAAGTATCAGGCCACAGCACCACGAACCACACCTATTCCTTGGTTCAACAAGCATACAGATATCAGCAAGAAACAGTCGGCATTACAAGAAACAGAATCAACAAATTATGTAATCGGCGTAATGAGTGACGATCTTGACTACGATCAATTGCCTAGCTTATAATCATGCCAGTTGAACAAGAATTTGTTTATAAGACACAAGATGGCCAACCGGCTATGACACTACATCATTGGATAGAAACTCTGCCAATGAACGAGCAAGCACAATTTCGTGCTGCTGAATTGAGACAATTTGACCTAAGAGATCAAGCTATCGCTCGCGGTGATCTTGTGGTAGTTGAGGGTACTGGCAATATAAATGACAGAGTGTATGTTTGGAAAGACGAAGCCACAGCAGCACAAGGAAAAGGAACCGACCCCGAATGGTTGGCCTTCTTTGCCAGGTATCAAAAGGAAAACGGTATCACATTTGAGGTAGTAAACAAGTCCGTTTGATATTGACACGCTGCAAGAAATCTATTATAATTTACAATAGGAAATAATATGAAACTAACAATCTATACAAAGGACGACTGTCCCTTTTGCGATATGGCAAAAGCACTAGTGGAAAGTCGAGGTGTTGAATATACTACAATTAACGTAGGTGTTCTTACAGAAGCTCGCGACTACTTGGTAGAGCAAGGGTTGCGTAGCGTGCCACAGATTTTTAACGGAACTACACTTATTCAGGGCGGCTATCAGGGTCTAGCTACTCAGCCAGAAGAATTTTGGACCCAACTTAAAGGATAACAATGAACGAAGGCGAAATTAACACAATTAAACTTACCTCAGGTGAAGAAGTTGTGGCAAAGATTATGAAGATTGACGACGGTATGTTAGTTGTTAAACAACCAGTCAGTATTGGACCTGGTCCCAACGGCGGTGCTCCAATGCTAATGCCCAGCATGTTTACTGCTGTAATGGACCAGGATGTGATCCTGTATGCATCGGCAATTTCAATGATTGCCCCCACAAGAGAAGATGTCAAAGTCTCCTACATCAAAGCAACCACCGGCATCGATGTGCCGGCTAAGAAATCAATTATTACAGGCTAAGGCTTAGAGAATAAGAAGAACAGTCTATCCTGATCCTGTTTTACGGTTTCAAGTGTCAGATTGTAATTCTTAGCAAACTCGTAGGCAATTTCAAAGGACCATGGAAAAATTTCAACCCATGGTCCATTTTTATGAACATGTCCGGGGTTGACACGCATCCATAGCCGACCGCCTGGTGCCAACAGATTGACTGTGGCACCAAAACGTAGTTCAATATCCTCACGGCTGTTAAAGTTGATGGAGCCTAGGGCAATAATGTGATCGTATGATTCGGGTTCTACTCGATAGTCTAAAATATCTACCTGGAAATCTGCACAGTTGTTGTAGGGATCAATGCCTACCA